GGACTTACAAAGGAATTTTACTGGATGATCGAAAAAGGTAAAAGAAGGCTTTCTTATGAGAATGCCGTAAAAATTGCTTTGGTTTTCGGTAAAGAACCAGATGATATTTTTTTGGAAACGGAGTTAACTAAAACGGAACAAATTGATTAACCAGTTTGTTTGTACAATCAAAAATAACTAGAAATTATGGAGGTGATCTAATGTCAAAACAAGAAAAAATTGAGTTCATACTTAAACGTTTAGGCGATCACTTAACTAAAGCCTACTTAGAAACAAAATCGGATCAGTTCATCAATCAACTGTATGAAGTTGAGAGTCAACAGGATGACCGTCTGATTGAAGACATGATGTTCTACTTCTAATAAACAGTTTATAGCAGTATGACTGCTATGAAAAATGACAATTGAATACAAAAGGAGTGATTAATATGGGAGTTTCTTCGATGGAGAAGCAAGTCGCATCTATTTTTAGACAGGAAGTTGACAAACAGGCTTTGAACCAAAGAGTCATGGCTGATCACCTGAACTTCTCAGCGCAGAATCTAAGTCACATGTTAAATGGTAGACGGACGATGGGATTAGAAAGAGTTGTAGAAATTGCTGATTACTTGCAAAATCCAGAAACAGATTTCGAGGTAGCTGCTGCGATGTTCTATACACCAAAACCATTAAATCGAAAACGTCGAGATGCGCATCCACTTTCAAAAATGGTTGGTCAAGACAAAGAAGAAATTGAAAGAATTGAAGTAGAAAAGAAATATGAAATTTGGGATTTACTATCGATATCTAATGAAGAAATCAGTCACGATGAAAGAACTGAAATAAAACTCTGGTTGTTGGAAGTGGTAGACGAGATTTCATCAGAAATTGCAGTTTTTAACTCAGTTTGCGATCGATACAATTTCAATTCAAGAGCAATCGTCAAGGATGCAGAATCGAGAGAAAGGAATGATTAAATGCTTGCGTACACATTACCGGAATTAGCTAGTGAGTACAGAACGTCAAAAGATAACATTTACATTTTGGTCGACTTAGGTTTGATAAAGACAGTTCAATTTAGTTCTCAAAAACTGGTTAGTATACGTGAAGCCGAAAGGTTTTTATTCGAAAATGCAGGAAAAAGTTTTAGAAATGTGATTTCAGAAGAAAAACAGCGCAAAGAGTTATCAAAACTAAACAAAAATATTTTGGAAATGAAAAAGGAGGGAACAGCATGAAAAACAAAAAAATCGCACTAGGAGTTAGCGCTGCATTATTTCTAGGATCGACTGTAGGATTCGCGGCAGGCGTTGGTTTCTTCGATAACGCAACAACTGTTGAACAGAACATCTACAAACTGGCTAACATTGCTACGCAGAACAAACAGAAGGCTGCAGACGTTCAAAGCAAACTTGATCAAACGACGGGGCAACAAAAGAACCTTCAAGATCAACTAGACAGCCTGAAACAGCAATTGGCAAACAAACAAAACGAGGTCAATGCGAAGCAGTCTGAGATCGAAGCCAAACAACGTGAAGTCGAATCTAAGCAACAGGAAGTCACGCAGAAACAGCAAGAGGCGGATAAGCTGCGTAATGAACTATCTAACGCTCAAAATGATTCAGCACAAAAAGACGCACGCATGGCGGAGTTGGCAAATTTGAGCCAACAAAAAGTAAACGAGTTGGGCCAGTAGGAGGATAAAAATGGATCAAAAAGAACTGAACAGCATATTAGCTAAGCACAAGAAATGGTTGTTTGACGAAGAAGGCGGCGAGCGTGCCGACTTATGGGATGCCGACTTATGGGGTGCCGACTTACGGGATGCCGACTTACGGGGTGCCGACTTATGGGGTGCCAACTTACGGGATGCCGACTTACGGGGTGCCGACTTACGGGATGCCGATCACGACTCGTCAACGGCTTTTCTACCCATTCAATGTCCGGAAGAGGGATCATTCGTTGCCTACAAGAAAGCAAAAGGTTTGGTTGTAAAGCTATTAATCCCAGATGATGCCAAACGGTCAAGCGCCACATCCAGGAAATGTCGTTGTGACAAAGCGGAAGTTATCGAAATTATGAAACCTGATAAAACGTCTTCGAATCTAACTTCTGTACCTAGCAACTATGATCCGGATTTTGTATACGAGGTAGGGAAAACAGTAATAGTTTCTGATTTTGAAGAAGATCGCTTTGTTGAATGTGCGGCAGGGATTCACTTTTTCATCACGTTCGATGAGGCGAAGAAATATTAGTAGGAGGTTTAAAGATGAAAAAACTCTATTGGCTCCGTAGAACAGGAGCAATGCTATTGGCGTTCGGGATAGGTGCAGCACTAACAGGAAGTATTCCAGAATGGTTAAAGGCAGTTTATGTAACTGCAGTGTTCGGATTGGTACTTATCTATGACGTAACTGAATACGAAATAAAAAAGCCAACCGAGGGGGCTGACTATGAGTAGAAAAGAAGCTTTGCAAATTGGGAAAACGATCGCTGATCGGTGGTATCAACGAAACGAATCAACAATCTTAGCAAAACAGAATATCGAGCGCAGGAAAGCGTGGGAACAAAAAAAGCTCACTACGCCGGCAAGCAATTAGTGAGCAAACAAAGAAATATTGATTTGAGGTGATTATAACATGTTTGATTACGATACATCAATGGCAGATCCCGACAATCACTCATTTATTAATGTCAGTGAGTCTACAAAGGAAACTGTTAAAGAGTCTAGAAAAAATGATCTAGGGCAAAGCCTTGAATATTTCCAAGATGATAACGGTGCAACAGTCGCATACAGCGATACAGTGTATCGCTTGTCTATTCAAACAGAATTAGGTCGTATGCATTTTTTAGTTCTTTTCGAGAGTGCACAAGAGTTGCTGGACGAATTCCAGATAGAATTACTTGAGGCTTCTTTAAATAAATATAGTGACGGGAAAGCTTTTATAAAAGAAATGGAGGAGATATTCGGTGAGTGAGAAAAAGACTTTTGAAGAAATATCTCAAATGAATTTCGAGAATGATATAAAAACAAAAGAAGGCGGAACTGACAAAAAGACTGGCGAAAAAATCTACCTAAAATATCTAAGCTGGGCAGCAGCGCATAAAATCATGAAGCTCATAGATCCTGATGCTGAGATTATTGAACACGAATTTGAGCACTACCATGTGATGAGTGGTCAGCAACAAGACTTTCTAATCACTGAATTGAAGCCTTATCGACAAGCGGGAGACGGATATATGGTGAAGGTATCGGTGGTTCTTTTCGGTAAGATTGAGACTGAAAATTACGCGATTATTAATTTTAGAGGCCAGCCAATCTTGAAACCTACTTCGACAGATATCAATAAAGCATTGAAGAGGGCTTACGTCAAAGCACTAGCCAAACATGGCATTGCAATTTACCTATATGAAGGAGAAGACCTTCCAGATCAACCAAAAATCGATGTTAAAGAACTTGAAAAGATAGAAAAATTACTAGCTGGATTAGATGAAACTACAGGTAAAGATAACAAAAAAACATTAATAAACACTGTAAATAAGTATACGGTTCAAGATTCTCGTCTAGGTAAGAAAGTCAAAGAACTAGGTGAAATGACATATGACCAAAGCGGGCTCTTTAAAATTGCTGTAAACAAAATTCAGTTAGATTTTGAGAAGCAGTCTAAGGACAAGAAGTGACTCTATGTTAAATATCCGAATCGTAGGCAAGCAGTCTAACGGAGATTTTGTTGTCCGACCGATTGATGACAGTAAAGAGGAGTTAGAATCTCTCGTCAAACAGCGTAAAACGTTGCTGACGGCACAGGCGTTCAATCCAAATAAAGTAACTCGCCCACAACAGAAAATCGCTCACGCGTTGATTAGAGACGTTGACAGCTATACAGATAATGAATGGTTTATACAAAATACTGAAGATGATTTAAAAATTAAGTTTTGTATTGATCGTGGTTTTTCGTATGAGAAGTTATTCTCACTGTCAAACTGCAGTAAAGATTTAGCAACACAGTTTATCTCATGGTTGGTTGAATACTGCTTTCATTATGATATTCCATTCGACGGCAAAGATTTGTATTTGGTCCATGACACAAATAGAAAAATGTTCTTGTCAGCACTCCACAATCGCTGCTTTGTAACTCAAGCTCGCCGTCAGGATGCCGTTCTACACATCCACCATGTAAATGCTGTAGGGATGGGCAAACGTTCAAAAGTGGATCATCGTGGACGCTACTACATGATATTAAGGGCTGAGCTTCACAATGAAATACATCAGCTTGGGTACGACGAGTTTTGCAAAAAATGGCATGTAGGAGCGATCAAACTCTCTGATCAACAAGTATTAGACTTCGGTCTTATGAGTGAAAAGCACATGAAAGAACTGGATGATAATCCAGATTATGAAATAAAAGATTGGCAGTTGCCGGATTAGGAGGGAGCAAGTGTCTGATAAACAAAAACGTCGCTATTACTGGTTAAAGTTGAAAGAGAACTTTTTCGAAGAAGACACAATTGAATGGCTTGAGGAACAGCCTAATGGAAAAGAATATTGTCTATTTTATTTGAAACTTTGCCTTAAGTCGTTAAAAACAGAAGGGTTATTAGTTAGAAACGTAGGCAATCTAATGATTCCGTACGATCCTGAGTCGCTGGCTAAGTTGACGAATTCAAAAGCAGATACCGTTAAAGTTGCAATGGATTTGTTTAACAAAATTGGACTCATAGAAATTATGGATAGCGGTGAAATATACCTGAACCAATTAGGCGAAATGGTTGGTACAGAGACAGAATCTGCTAGGCAAAAACGGCTACAACGATCAAAAGAGGACTATGTCCGGACATTGTCTGGAAAAGGTCGCCTAGAGTTAGAGAAAGAGATAGAGTAAGAAATAGAGATAGAGAGAAAAAAAGATATTACGCCTTCGAATACGAAGGCTAAAC